TTACCTTTCTAATGGCTGAAACTAAAAACAAAAGCAAACCCATACCTAGTTTATCCGGGTATGGTGGTGTGCGAACGCTGCAAAAAAATTTGGAGAAAAGCACGACACTTGCTGCAAACAGAGAGGCTGTTGCGTACAGCCTTCTTTGTATGGCAAACACAAAAATAACTGATGTAATGGAATGGGATGACGATGGTAATGTCAAAGTAAGAGCTAGTAAGGATATTCCTGAACACGCATTGCAAAGCATAAAATCTATAAAAATTGATCGAGATGGTATGATAGCTATAGAGTTTTGGGATAAAGTACAAACATTACGCTTACTTGCAAAAGCAAGTGGCTTATTAGATAACCCAGACGATTCCGATAAACCAAGTGTTATCGGTATTAATGTTAAAGCACCAGAAACTATTGATAATGAATAAAATATTATTTAGCAAAAAAACTGATAATTGGTCAACTCCTATTGATTTGTATAATAAATTAAACTCAGAATTTAATTTTACATTTGATCCATGTCCTTTAAATGCAAAATTTGATGGGTTAAGTATTGACTGGGGAAAGTCTGTATTTGTAAACCCACCTTACTCAAACATAAAAGGTTTCTTAGAAAAAGCACAAAAAGAACTAAATAAAAAATCAAACATAATTGTTTTTTTAGTTCCGTCTAGGACAGACACAAAATGGTTTCATGAATTTGTTTACCATAAAGCAGAGTTAAGATTTATTAAAGGCAGGCTTAAATTTGGGGACTCTAAAAATTCAGCTCCATTTCCAAGCATGATATGTGTTTTTAAAAAGGTAATTGATGGCAATGAATCCTGAAACAAAAAAAAGATTAGATGATTTACTAAAACAATTAGTAAAACCTAAAGATCCTAAACAATGGGCAAAAGATATTTTAGCAGATCCTAATTATACTTATCAAGAAGGTATTGCTATGGCAAAAAAAGCATTGAATCCTAACAATTTAAAAGGAGTTGGTGACAATGGACATAAAACAGGCGATTGATCAATTACGGGAAGAGTTTAATATGGCGCATCTTAATAACACTAGAGTTATGGAAATTATAGATACGCTATACCAAGAGAACCAAGAACTCAAACGTATGATGACAATGAAGTTTAAAGACATAGACGATGAGCAATAAAAAAGTTCGTAGTAATAGGGAGCTTAATGGTCCGGGCATAGACCTAGACTTTAGTAGCGCTAGAACTACTTACGATTTTCTTCAAAGCAATGCTTTTGTGCGTGGACTCATGGGGCCAGTAGGATCGGGTAAATCATATGCCTGTGCTGCTGAAATCATGATGCGTGCTGTTCGTCAAAAACCATCACCTGCGGATGGAGTCCGTTATACAAGATTTGTAATTGTCAGGAACTCTTACCCTGAGTTAAAAACTACCACGATTAAAACATGGCAGGAATTGTTTCCTGAAAACACTTTTGGTCCGATGCTATATACACCTCCTATTACACATCACATACGCCTACCCTCCAGAGGCGATGCCGCAGGCATAGATTGTGAAGTGATTTTTTTAGCGTTGGACCAACCTAAAGATGTACGAAAACTTTTATCACTTGAACTTACAGGAGCATGGGTTAATGAAGCTAGAGAATTACCTAAGGCAGTTATTGACGGTCTTACTCATCGGGTGGGTAGGTATCCTACTAAGCGTGATGGCGGTCCTACATGGCATGGAGTCTGGATGGACACTAACCCAATGGATGACGACCACTGGTGGTACAGATTGTCAGAAAAAGAAAAATTGTCAGGAAAGTTTGCTTGGAAGTTTTTTAAACAACCCGGTGGTGTGGTCGAAGTCCAGCCAGAAGATTTACCTGATAACCCAGAAGCCAACGACCACATTTTCTCAGGAGGAAGATGGTGGACAATAAATAGAACAGCAGAAAACGTATCTAATTTACCAAGTGGTTACTACATGCAAATGCTTGGTGGTAAAAATTTAGATTGGATACGTTGTTACGCAGAAGGTAAATATACTTATGTACAAGAAGGCAGACCTGTATGGCCTGAATACAACGACCAAATGATGAGTGGTGAAGTAGATTACGATCCTCAACTACCTATACAAGTAGGTCTTGACTTTGGTTTAACGCCAGCGGCAGCTATAGGACAAAGACTTAACAATGGTAGATGGGTAGTGTTACATGAAATAGTTACGGAAGATATGGGATTAGAACGATTTGGTAATCAGCTATTAGCCGAACTGAATGCACGTTATCCTAAAGCACAAGTAATGATATGGGGTGATCCTGCTGGTATGCAACGAGATGCAATCTATGAAGTAACGGCATTTGATTATTTAAGAACGCTAGGATTACGAGCGCAACCTACGGCATCTAACAATTTTAAAGTAAGGCGAGAAGGTGCAGCTGCTCCGATGCAACGACTCATTAATGGTAAACCTGGTTTAATTATAAATACATCCTGTAAGATGATAAGAAAGTCACTAGCTGGTGGGTATCATTTTAAACGGATAGCAGTAGGTGCAGGACATGAACGATTTAAAGATAGTCCTAATAAAAATGAACACTCACACATTGGTGATGCTTTTGGTTATCTTATGCTAGGTGGTGGTGAGCATAAAAGGATGACTAAAAATAGTTTAGCTGCAAATACAATGATTGTACAGACTGTTGCTACGGCAGAGTTTGATGTATTTAAGTAAAACTGTAGAAATACTAAAAGTCATGCCTGAAGTAAAAAAAACGTACTTCTTGCCATTTCATGTCGATCATACTACGAACTTTCAAGGTATTATAGATTATGACACTAAATCGATTACGCTTGAAGATAGAATCCGTTATTTGGACTTCCAGTCTAGGAGCGGTCCTGCTATTACTGCATTTGTTAATAATATTCCTGTTGCTGTGTTTGGGTGCGTTATCTTGTGGAATGGTGTTGGTGAAGCGTGGTCTGTCTTTTCAGAGAAAGCTAGACGATATCCAATAGCTATGACGAAAGGTGCATTTGCATTTTTTGATAGCTGTGAGATATTATTTAGTTTACATCGATTACAAATAACAGTAAACTCTAACGATAAACGTGCTGTAACGTGGGCGCACTATTTAGGTTTTAAATCTGAAGGTCTAATGAAACAATACAGTGCAGATAAAGACGATACATTTATGATGAGGAGAACTTAATGGGTGGATTACTAGGTGGAGGAAAGCCTGATACATCGGCAGCAGAAGAATCATTGCGTATGCAAAGAGAACAAACAGCAGCTGCTAAAAAAACGGCTGAAGAAGAAAAACGTAAAATGGCTGAAGATTACTCTGCTAAAAAACGAGCATTAGCTCGTGGTGGTTCTCGCATGTTACTAGCAGAAGGGCGCTTGAGTCCTGAAACTGGTATAGAAGATGATACAAAAACAACTTTAGGAGCTTAATATGGGTGGCGTAGTTAAAGCAATTACAGGCAAAAAAGAAAAACCAAGACCAGCACCAGCACCAGTGGCAGAACCAGTTAAGGTTATGGGGCGTGATGCAGCAGCAGAAGCAGCGGCAGCAAAACGAAGAGCTGCTAAATACCGAGGTGGCGGTTTGATGGCAACAGCATCTTTAGGATCAAGTGATTCTTCAGGTGGATTACCTATGCTTGGTGCAGCTGACCTTACATCTGACAGAACACTTAAAGGATAAACATGGCAGATAAACAAAAAAAATATGAAGCAAAAGGTATTAGTTTTGGTAAAAATGGTAAGCCAACTGAATTTTCTATGAAAAAAGCATTTGAAAAAGACAAAGAATTATTCTTAGACTTGCAAAATGATTATTTTACTACCAGAGGAACAATGGGAGATAATCCATTAAAAGGTATTTTTAAAAAAATAATTGGCAAAGATAAGGAGAAAAATTAATGTTAGATAATTACAACGGCATGAAGAAAAAAGCTAAAAAAGTAATGAAAAACAAAAAAGGCGATTTAAACAAAGACGGCAAAATGAGTTCTTATGAAACTAAAAGGTCTAATGCAATTCAGAAAAACATGAAAAAAAGGATAGCGTAATGGGTAAAGGATTATATGCAAACATAAATGCAAGAAAAAAAGCAGGTACTAGCAGACCTAAATCTAAATCTACCATATCAGATAAGGCGTATAAAAATATGTTAGCTGGTTTTCCTAAGAAAAAGAAAAAAACAACAGCTTAATGGATCAGTTTACTAAGAAAGTAAAAGCTACTTTAAAAAAACACGCAAAACATCATAGTAAAAAACATATGGCTATGATGAAAAAAGATATGATGAATGGAGATACTTTTACTAAAGCACATAAAAAAGCTATGGAAAAGGTAGGTACATAATGGTAGCAAAAAAACATCAAAACCCAAGTGGAGGACTCAATGAAAAAGGTCGTGAATTTTTTAAAAGAACTGAAGGTTCAAATCTTAAACGCCCCCAAAGGACTGGGAGTGACGGCAGGCGTGTGTCTTTTGCTGCTCGTTTTGGGGGGATGGCTGGCCCTTTAAAAGATTCAAAAGGCAGACCAACTAGATTAAAACTTGCATTAAAGAAGTGGGGTTTCGGTAGTAAAGAAGCCGCTCGTAATTTTGCAGCTAAAAATAAAAAGGCATAACTATGGCAATGATGAGATTAGATGCAAAGCAAGTCTTACAAAGACACGACAAAGCTTTAACTAAAAAAGAAGATTTTAGAAATCTTTATGATGAGGCTTATGAGTTTGCATTACCACAAAGAAATCTATATGACGGATATTATGATGGTGGTGTGCAAGGTCAAAAGAAAATGAATCGTGTATTTGATTCTACTGCTATTAACTCTACCCAACGATTTGCTAATAGAATGCAATCAGGCATATTCCCCCCACAAAGAAAATGGTGTCGCCTAGAACCTGGTTCTGATATACCTTTTGAAAGAAGAGCTGAAGCACAAGCAGCATTAGATGCGTATGGCGATAAGATGTTTGATACATTAAAACAATCTAACTTTGATGTAGCTATTGGTGAGTTCTTATTAGACTTATGTGTTGGTACTGCGGTTATGTTAGTGCAACCGGGTGACGATGTAAATCCTATTAACTTTATTCCTGTACCTCAATTTTTAGTTTCGTTTGATGAGGGAGCTAATGGTCAAGTAGATAATGTATACAGACGTATGAAATTAAAAGCAGAGTCTATACAAAGACAATGGCCTGATGCAGAACTACCTCAAGAATTAAAAAATATGATTGAACAAAAACCTACAGAAGAAGTAGAACTTGTAGAGGCAACTATATTCGATCAAGAGCGTGGTGACTATTGTTATCACGTTATAGATAAAAGAACTAAAACAGAATTAGTGTACAGACGAATGGATCACAGTCCTTGGATTGTATCTCGTTATGCCAAGATTGCAGGTGAAACATATGGTCGTGGACCACTTATTACTGCATTACCTGACATTAAAACACTTAACAAAACATTAGAGTTAGTATTGAAGAACGCATCTTTATCTATAAGCGGTGTATATACTGCTGCCGATGATGGTGTACTTAATCCAAATACAGTTAAGATTATGCCTGGTGCTATTATTCCTGTTGCTAGAAATGGTGGACCACAAGGCGAATCTTTACGACCACTACCTAGAGCGGGTGACTTTAATGTATCACAAATTGTAATGGATGATTTAAGAGGTAATATTAAACGTATATTGCTAGACGAATCATTACCTCCAGACAATATGTCAGCACGTAGTGCTACAGAAGTTGTAGAACGT